CAAGCAAGCATTCTAACCGTCTTGTAGTCATTCAACTTACTTAGGGGCTCTTTCCCGTATGGAAATGAAGGTTGCTTTAACGCACTTGCTACCTTCTCAATCCCACCGCTAGCTTTTATCACAGTGTTAGCGGGTAAACGACTGTATTTGTCGTTATCATACAAGTACTTCACTAGGATTTCGAAAGAAGGATGATATTTGCAGTTTTCTGACTGCTGCCACCATCGGATGGTGTCCATAAAACCATTCCAACCGGCTGATTTACGGACTAGCCTCTCATAAGAGAGCATACCATTCAGTGCTCGCATTATAGGTCGCACATGAACGCTCGCACCATCCACCCTGAAATTACGATTGTGTACATTCTGTAAGAATGTCACCGTGTCCGGATCAACCATACCCTTATCGGAACTAAGCTTCATTCCAAAATGGGCTTGTATTAATTCGCGTAACACCTCAACTTCTATTGGTATGTTAAAGCTGAGTACCCCATCGTCACCCTGTACTGTTGAGAATAACAACTCTCGACCCAATAAGAGAGCCATATAATTCCAGAGTATGAGTTGACTCAATCCATCTATTAGGTTAGTTAACGCGTCACCACTTGGCATAGCATGTTTACCAACAAGTATGCCCTCAGGAGTCAACAGTGGTACATTAATCATTTGATCCCGCAACCAGGTGATCAATTTAGAGTGTTTACTCTTAAATGCCATTCTGATCAATTCCCAACTTCCTTCTATTAATGAAGGATGAAGAGTTTGATCATAAGACGAGAAATCGACAGAGATAATTTGCCTTCTCTCTCGAAAGAAGAAACTTGTGATGACATTATCGACGGCACTCAATGCGTTCCAGGCCACGAACTCATCCTTTAACTTCAGAATGTTCAACAGAGGGCGTTGAAGCCGTAACCCATGGGCAATCGTAATGTGTGATATTCCCCAAACTGTTCTATTCTTAGAGACAAGACCAATGCCTCTGGGTTGACCCCTAAAGAACATAAGAGCAGGGAGATTGTCAAATACAAATCCATCTTGTTCCAGTCTTAAGGCATCATCATAGACCGCAGCAATGAACCGTTTATCACTAGTAAAGTACGGCGCTCCTAGATTAGTGCCTTTAGGCATAATTGATATACTATCGGACAGTGGTAATGGGTCCAAATCTCGTGGCATGAGGGTACCGACTTTTCGGATCGCTTGATTCAGCAGAGCGACGTCAGGCTGAGCTCCATTAACACAAAAGTATGAATGAACGTTCGGCATTCGCTCGTCGTATGGTAACATTTTAGAGTATGAACCAATCTTTTCTGCTTGCCCAATTTCAGCTTCCCGAAGCCAAGGGTACTTCGCAAGTGTTAGCCTACCTAAGAGCATGTCTCTAATTTCAGCCCTCCAGTAGTCTGGATCACCATCAGGAATAAGTGGTGTGACATAGTCTTCCAGCCCATTGCCAACATTAGTGCGATGTAATGAACTCTCAACTCGCGCTCTCGCACTTCCGTCTAAAGATGCGAGATACGGTTCTAGAGGCTCAATCCGC